TTTTGAAAAAGTGAAAATTGGACATTTTTAAAATGTCCAAAAATGAAAAAATCTCCAGAGAGTTGGAATTCGAAAATTTACCTCTTCTGTGATTTCTTAGAAATAGTATCTGATAGATACTGTATATAAATTCGCTGCACTGTTCCTCCGGATTCATTCACATACATTTTGGGGTATGCTTTGGTATCAAGTGAGGGATTACGTTTATTTTCTTTTGCTGTTGGGTTCATAGATGATGATTATACATATAGTCATCATTTTTATCTTATGTATCACGATTGCGGTGTTTTCCGTGTAATTGAAAGAAGTCGTCTACATGTGAGAAGTCCTTGTTCTCGATTTCTTTGTATGTTTCATTCATGTTCTCTATCCGAGTTATGCATGTTTCTTTATCTAATATTATTGTTTCGGGTAAAAATGCTCGTAGTTTATTGTATGTGTTCTCGATTATTTGATCTGTAGAATATTCTTCTGTTTCAAGTATTTCATTGTAATCAAAAAGGAGAACATTACGCATATTTTTATATTTTTCATCTATTTTTTTATCGTCACGTTCCGTACAAACAAAAAATACATCATATTTTTCTTGATTATGTCGCATAAATTCGTCAATATTTAGACAATGACTTTTATAAATATTACATTTAGTGTGAAATACTTGGATATCGTGGTGTGTTTCCCATAAACAATGTATTTTTTCATGTGGACTTATAAATCCATATAATAAATTCACTAATAATGTTGTACCGGTTCTCATATGACCTGTTTGAATAACGACTACAGGTTTTTCATTCATAGTAATATACTAGTAGACAGATAAAATATGTGAACAGTTTCCGTAAAAGTGGTAACGAGAACATGTGCATATTTTATTTAATGATTTATTTACATTAATTGGGATAATTTTTCGAGGTCTCCCCCATATAATCTCCATTATTGATCTCATTTCGAGTAAATGTTATATATATTCTAATTCTATAACATTTGATGTTGGTTCTCGTAATTAGGCCTTTACATATTCAATTTTATATTTACCGTCGTCCTTGATTAGTTTACCCACTAAAGTAGGTTCCACATTCGGGTTTTGTAGTGCTTGTTTGTAACTATCCATATCATACACTTCCATTGTATCCGTTCGTAAAGCAAACTTTTTACCTGCAAATGTAATTTCTTGCGCGGTCCATTGTATCTTAGACACCACTTCTTTCTCAATTTTATCCACTTCGAAAGATGGATAACTTGCGAAGGAATTGGATTCTACTTTTCCAAATCCATAACATACAACCGGCTTATCAGTCGTAGACAGGCTAGAATATACATTGCAGTCAACCGCCGTTTCTTTGACCGCTTGTAATATTTGATTATTTATCTTTTGTTTAGAACTTGCTATTTCATATAGGTTCTCATCAGTAGTGAGAGGGGTTTCTTTATCCACACGACTTACATCACGAAGGCGGAGAACAATGTGTTTTTCGTCTTTCTTTTGTGCATCACTCATCGCAGAAACATACAAGAATACCTTCACGGTTCTCAATTCAACCGGTAATTCTTGATGACTACAAATACGGCGGGCTCTTCCGACAACTTGCTCTGGTCGGACCATGTGCCAGTAAGGTTCGACAATATGCACATAACGAGTGTTCTTCAAGTTGATACCCTCTGCTCCAGAGGAGGTAATCATGAAAACCTTGATGATTTCGCCATACATATTGTTTTCATGTTGCTTTCTTAATTGTTCTGCGATGTTGGTGGGAACCAAATTCCACGAACCGTTGTATATATTACGGATGATTTCCTTTTCTTCGGCACTTTCAGTTCCGGTATACAAGACAAACCGAGGTTTGCCAATATCTTCTTCCTTTTCCTCGATTTCCCAATTGCCTTCGCGTCGCGTGAGTTTGAACTCGGCGAATCCGTTCGCTAATAGCATCAAACGTAAAATACCAATACCCTCAATCGTGCGGAAATTACTGTATACCAAATGAAGTCCCTTGTTTTGTTCGTCAATCAAATTCAATAATATCTTTTGAAATTTGGGACTGAGTTCACCAAGAGCTGGTCCAGATAAATACTTTGATTTGTTCGATTGTGGGTCAACTTCGGCAATCAAATCGAGAGCGTGTTGAATGCGCTTTCCATAATTGTTCATATCTTTCGTTTCCATGACTTCTTCCAACTTTTCGGCATCAGCGTAACTATCTGTTTCATGTGCCACTTTCGCAGGAACCATGTCGAGGATATTCTCATTAATTTCGCCATCTCCAGGTGTAGGTCTTTCGATTTCATTAGGAAACACGAAATTACACGCCGCTCGCGAGAAAATGCGGTAACTACTCGAAATATTGAATAGCTCGTCCCCCTTTGCTTGTTTCTTCTTGCGTTTCTGCAATTGCTTTTCTTTGTCTGCCTCGATTTTACGTATTTTCTCGTATATATCGAATTGATGGTCGGACATTTCACATTTCTCTACATGGTAAATATCACCTTGGTCGGTTTCTTCATATCTGGGCAATAATTCTTCTTGGGCACTGCGGAAATAAGACGTGAGACCTAAGATTCTGCGCTGAAACAGAGAAACGTTTTTAGCAGTTTCGGTATCTCCATCTACAAAGGTAGAAATGAATTCGTCAGATACATCGGGCAGTGATTTGTAGAAATCGATCTTGATATTTTTGGAGAGAATTTCAATTTGGTTTTTTTGTAATATTGCTACTATTTTATTCATAAAATCTTCATCCGAAAGATTTCCTGCCTCATCCAGACGCACACCATCGTAACGGTCAAATACATCCGAACTGTCGCCTCCTTTTTGAGGTTTCTTTCGGGTAGTATTCGGTTTAGTTGGACGGTCTTTATGTGTCTTTTTGAGAACACCACGCTTCTTCGCATTAATGAATCCAAAAGGATTACGGGTAATTGTGAGAACATTGTTACTATAATTTACATAATCAAATGTTCTCATGTTGCCTTTGTCGAGCATTTCCAAAATGGTATCAGTGTTCACCTTTTTCTTTGTTTGGACTTGCACTGGTAAACTCCACGTTTTGATATATCCTCGTAAAATATTGAATAACACACCAATTTCATTAGGATAATTAATAATAGGTGTACCAGAAAGCAATACAATACGAGCATTAGTGGCCTTCATCAAATAATCATACAAAACATACGCAATCGAATCGGGTTTTTTGATTTTGTTCACAATCCTACTCACGAAATTATGTGCTTCATCGATAATGACGACACTATTATCAAACGGATTCTTAGACATATTATCAGTAAGTTTCATTAACGAATTCTGGGTAAGACCATTATAATTGATATCTTTGTATTTGGAACGAATCATTTCGTTTAACTGATTGTCGATGGATGTTTGTTGTTCAGCGTTCAATTGCGCAAAATTAGATTGTTCTTTGACATTCAGAAACCACGCGCCTCCTTGTTGGCGAATGAATTCAACCGGCAAAGACAACGCACGGGATAACATACCTGTCAGTTGCGAATTTCCTTCAATGGAAACGAATTCCCAATATTGGTCCTTGCGATATAAATCGTCACCGCATTTCTTCATTTCGCTGAAAAAATTCATCTTCAGTGACGCGGGAGTCATAACGATAACTTGTTTATTTTGTTTCATTCCCTCAGCAATCGCAATAGATGTGCACGTTTTACCTGAACCCAAACCGTGATATAATAACAATCCGCGATAAGGAGTATATAAATTCAAGTAATCGCGTACGATTTTCTGATGGGTTAGTAAATCAAATTCGGTTTGGTCGGTCTTACGATCACAGCTGACGTCGTCAGTTATATTCATTAATTCTTGACGCCTGGGTTCAAATAATCCGCGTAACTTGGAAACAAACATCTTACGATTATTCAAATAATAAGGAGATGCCATAATAATATTTTTTTCTTTGTCTTTGGGAAGTCTGTCAGATATTTTCTGAGAACGTATAACGGCAGTAGTCAAATCAATTGCGTCTAGGTCAATGTCTTCGAGTGGTTGTTTGACCTTGGGTTTGCGACCACGTTTTTTAGGGGCAGGGATCACCACTGGCTCAGGTTCCTTGACCGCTATCTCTACCTTATCTTGTATAGGCTCATCTAGGTCTTCTATTTCGTCGACGGGTGGTTCCTCTGGAACAATCTCGGACACTTCTTCCTTTTCTTGGATTGGTTCTGGTTGTTCACTAATGTCCGGAAACAAAGGTGTATCTATTTCGTCTTGTTCTGTTTCTATCTCTTGAACATCCATCGAGAACGTAGGTGCTTCGTCAATGACGATTTTATTAGTCAATTTGATAGCACTTGGTTCGGTCATTTTTTCCATATACGGGACAATCGGTATTTGGGTTCTGGGCATAGGTAGATTATTTGAATATACTGGGAGTTTACCAAGCTGTCGGAGTTTTTCTATAACTAATTCGCGGTCTACATTTGCAGAGGTACGTTTATCAACAATTGAAATGTTTTTAGGTTCTCGTTGTGGTTTCAATTGTACTTCCGGTTCCTCGATAAAGGTTCCTTCAATCATTTCAACTTTTTCAGTTTCCTTGACCGGTTTCATTTCAACCGGTTCGAGAACATCTTCATTATTATTTCTTTGGAAGTTAATTTGTATATCTCGACGTTTTGCTGGAATACCTTTTTTTTCTAACAATTCTAAATATGTATGAGGAATATTCATAACTGAGTATATAATATAATACTATAAATTATCTTCTATAACTGTTTCTGGGTAAATCAAAAAGCATTGGGTAAATCATAAAAGTCACTGTTTCCGTAAAAAAGGAACGAGAACAATTTTTGGTGGAGTGGAATGGAAACCCCATTATCTGACCCACGAGACGTTTCTATATTTGTATTTTGTGTGATATCGGATACAATGGGAAATGTACAACTAAGAGACCGTTGAATTTTTTGTATAGGTTTGGGAACGTGGCTTTCTTTATTCGCTACCTTGTGGAAATCTTGATAATAATTCAGTGTACCGATATCTTCTTTGTGCGTAATCTTCATTTGAATACGCGCATTATCTGACTTGGTGTTCAACGCGCCCACGTGTATCAAATTCGCATTAAAAATAATCATATCTCCTTTGTTACAAATAATATTTTGTAATGGTGTGGTAAAGTTTACACAATGTGACCATTTACTTTTATGACTACCAGCATATACGCTAAGACATTTATCCATATCTTCTAAGAATAATATCATCGTATAAGAAGGGTATTTTTGTTTACTATTAAAAAAATCACCATTATTATCACGATGACACGTGTTTACGTGCGATTTTTCAATGACCCATATATAATCTTGTAATACGTAATGCTGACCCAAATTTGTTTTCATAAAATGGGTCAACCGCTGTTGGGATTGTATTGACGCCTGAAGGTCTTTGTATTGATGATGTCGCATACATGTATGCATGTAAGACAATTCATTCTTTGTAAATAATTGAGAACCTACACAATAACCGTCCATTTGAAGTTGTATTTTTGGAATCAGTTCATACGTGTTTGCTTCTCGGTCAAAATCAAAGAAAGGTAATACTATCAATAAAAAAACCAAAAAAAATAATACATATACTATATTTTGATTCATTCGAACGTCTAATTATATACAATAACACTAAATAAATTATTTGCTTATGATATATGCTTTGTGAACTACAACCGTAAATACAAAATGATAAAAACTAAGTGTAATAAAAAGAAATATGTACATTATATATAATGAAATATTCAACTCGACATATATTGAATGTGTTGAATGACAATATATATATGAAAGATGATATGAAAGAAGAATACAGATTTAGTGAGTTACCTATATTGAAACATATGACGGAATTGTTGTATAATGGCGAATCAGAGTACAACAAATTATCAAACAAGTTTTTATTAATTCACGATTCTCAATTACGATTACCAAACTATTTACCCGAAACAATACAAACTGTGATCCGTGATATGAAAATTGCGAAATACGGAGTTCGTTTCAATATACAAGACCGTATATTCGATGTATGCATGCATTTGGATGGAACGAAAAAATATATGAATTATGAGATAGACGAACACTTCAAAAAGATTTATATGTGGCTGTGTATAGCATCAAGATATGCAAGTCCAAAATGTTCAAAATACGTAAAAATCAACATGTATTTAACACAACACAAAAAAAGACTACCCAAACAATACAATATAATTGACCGTGAACATGCGAATACCGCATTTACTACTTCTTGTAAAACGGAAACCGACATCTGTATTTTCCGCGAAGAAGAATGGTTCAAAACATTCATTCACGAAACTTTTCACAATATGGGTATGGATTTTTCGGCGAATGGGTCACAAAACACAAACGAGTTAATGTATACATACATACCTATAGAAACTGATTTTCGTCTGTATGAATCGTATACGGAATGTTGGGCTGAACTGATAAATAGTTTATTTGTTGCGTTTTATGATATGAAAAAACGTGGTTCATCAGACATGGAAAGCGTATTCAATACTGTATTAAATAATGAACGTCGATTTACAATGTTTCAATGTGCGAAAGTGTTGAATCATTACAACATGAAGTTCGACGACTTATTTAAACAAACCAAATTAGCAAATGTTCGTCGAAACAATTACAAAGAAAATACATCAGTTGTGTCTTACTATCTTCTTAAGATGGTGTTAATGTACAATGCGAAAGAGTTTATACGTTGGACATCTAAAAATAATGATAACTCAATCAATTTCAACCAAAAATCGGACCCAAAAAAAGAAATGCGATTGGTGAATTTTATCAAAAAACGTATAAACAGTGTACCTATGTTGGGATTATTGGATAAATCAAATAAATATTTCAATGAAAACCATAACAAAAAAAATGTGATAACACAAAGTTTACGTATGACTGTTTATGAAGTGGTATAATTTAAATAATGGAATAATTAGATGGTAAACGCATTTAATTTTTTGATGGCGGACTCGCACGCAATTTGTTCTGCTTTTTTCTTTATTTTATGAATGCTTTCACCCAAGAACAAGAATATTTTGCCGTGTTGTGACATATGCATATGAATATCATTGTATGATTGAAACTGGTCAATTCGCAAAGCAGATGTTGGGTCGACCATATGAATAGGTATACCTAACCGCAAATAAACGCCCATATGATACCCATTGTCTGTATCGTGTTGTTCAATTTCCAAGTAATCGGGAGTGACTTTGAACTCTTTTTGTATTTTTACTTGTAATATATTTTTATAATTATCGTCGTTGCGAATCAAACTAATCCAATCGACGTGTTTTTCAAACACGCTTTCAACGAATACTTGAACCATTTGGAAACCTGGACCGCAGACAAATGTATTTTTAAACCACTCGTGTTCATCATTGATATCCATACGATTGAAATCT